GCGCGGCCAGCGTCGTCTATGCCGAAAACAGAACCGGGCATCGCATGTTCGACAAGGAAAACGCCTTCGGCCGAATTGACGGCATGGTTTCGACAGCCATGGCCGTTGGAATGGCCTTCTGCCGTGAGCGGCCCGGCGAAAACCTTGACGACTTCCTCTCTAACCCCGTGATGGTAGGTGTTTAATGGCCGGGAAAAAGAAGCGGGGCAGCGCCACCGCGCCATCCAACATGACGCAAGACCAGCTGATTGCCAAACAACAGCGGTTGAACCTGAAGGAGGGTGCCGGCTGGGCCGCCGCGTTCGGTATGAGCAATCATGCCGGCAAGACTGTGACCCTCAACACCGCCATGCAGCTCGCCACGGTCTGGTCATGTGTCCGACTGACGGCGCAGGCGGTTTCCTGTCTTCCGCTTTCGATTTACGAGAAACGCGGCAATGACGACCGCGTGAAAATCGATACCGACGATAGTCTTGTCGAGGTGTTGTGCGACAGCCCGAACGAAGATCAAACGCCGCTCGAATTTTGGGAAACCATGGTCGCGTGGATGATGACAACCGGGAACGGGTATGCGGAAAAGGTCGAAATCGGCACCCGTTTGAGCGCTTTGCAGCCATTGCCAAGCACCCATTGCGAGCCGATCCGAGACGCGGAAAACGTCCTGAAATACACCTTCAATGATCGCGGCAAGACAGAAGTGCTACCGCGCGACAAGGTGTTTCACCTGAAAGGCTTTGGGTTCGGCGGCGACGTTGGCTTGTCGCCAATCCGGTTTGGCTCTCAGGCTTTCGGTTCCGCCATCGCCATTGATGAGGCGGCCGGCCGATTGTTCGGAAAGGGATTGCAGGCCAGCGGCGTTCTATCTTCGGATAAGGTTCTGGACGCAAAGCAGCGTGAAGACCTCGGCAAGATCATGGAAAAGTTTGTCGGCTCGTCCAATGCCGGCAAACTGATGATCCTTGAAGCCGGCCTGAAATATGACCGGCTTTCGCTCTCGCCTGTCGATGCGCAGATGCTTGAGAACAAGCGCTTTACCGTCGAGGAAATTTGCCGCTGGTTCGGGGTGCCGCCAATCATCATCGGCCATGCTGCGCAGGGTCAGACCATGTGGGGCAGTGGCGTTGAACAAATCCTCCTGGCATGGCTGACGCTCGGCATTGATCCGCTCTGCGACAGGATCGAGGCGCGGATCAAAAAGCAGCTTATTCGGCCTACCGGCAATCGCCGCCGCTATGCCGAGTTCAACCGCGAAGCGCTCTTGCAGATGGATAGCGCGGCAAAGGCCGCCTTCCTCTCGACCATGACGCAAAACGGCTTGATGACCCGCAACGAAGGCCGCGCGAAGCTCAACCTTCCGCGCGTCGAAGGCGGCGACGAGCTGACCGCGCAAACAAATCTGGCGCCATTGAAGGCGCTGGGTGCGGCAAGTGACGGAAACGCGGCCCGCGCCGCAATGCGCGCATGGCTCCAAACTGAAACAGAGAAGGCGGCAGCATGACACTTCGTGCACTTCCCAGCGCGGCAATCGGCGTTCGGCCGGGGCTGCAATCCAAGGTCACGGCCCGCGCGCTGGAGACATGGAACCCGGATATCCGGCAAGCTGCCGAGTCCGAGGACAACACGATTTCCATTCTCGATGTCATCGGGGCGGATTATTGGGGTGAAGGTGTGACGGCAAAACGGATTGCCGCCGCTCTTCGCGCCATCGGCAACAAGGATGTTGTCGTCAACATCAACTCGCCGGGCGGCAACTATTTCGAGGGGCTGGCGATCTACAACACCCTGCGCGAACACAAGGGCAAGGTGACAGTGAAAATCCTCGGGGTTGCCGCCTCGGCCGCGTCCGTCATCGCCATGGCGGGCGACGAAGTTCAGATTGCCCGCGCCGGGTTCCTGATGATCCATAACGCGTGGGTGGTTGCCTCTGGCGACCGCCACCAGCTGCGCGAGGTTGCGGATTTTCTGGAGCCGTTCGACGCGGCGGCCGTGGATATCTATGTGGCGCGCTCCGGCATGGATAGCGCCGAGGTCGCCAAGATGCTCGACCGAGAAACATGGATCGGGGGCGCGGAAGCCGTGGACAAAGGTTTTGCGGATACGCTTCTCTCTGCTGACGAGGTTGCCGCAGCGCCGGAAAACTCCGCGAACGGCAAAGCGGTCGTAGCCGCGCATCAGATCGACAATCTTCTCGCCCAATTGAACATGTCGCGATCTCAGCGGCGTGAGCTCATTCAGGCGCTGAAAGGGGGCAAGCAGGACGCTGCCCTAACCAGCAAGCAAGACGCTGCTGTTCTGTCCGGGGTCGAAGACCTCCTTTCAACAATCAACGCATTCAAAAAGTCCGCCTGACAGGCTCGGACAAAGAGGAAAAAACCATGAAAAAATTCGCCATTGTTTGCGGAGCGATCGCGCTTGCCTTCTTCGCTGCCGCCCTGTTCGCCGCGCCTTCGACCGGCCACATGTTTCACGCCATGGCATCCAGCGCAGCACCCGCGCCCACCATGGCGATGATTGCCCTTGTCGGGGCGCACCCGGCAATGCGCAAAGCATCCATGCCGTCCTTTCCGGCCGCGTTGCTGATGGCATCCGTTCCCGGCTCTATCATCGGCTCTGTCCGTAACGAGGCGCAGAACATCGAAAAGCTTCTGGCTGATGTCAAGAACAGCCTGAAGGAAGTGACGGACGGCGTAAAGCAGACCGCCGAGGAAGCCTTGAAACAGGCAAAACAGTCTGGAACGGTGACAGACGAACTGAAGCAGCAGGCGGACAAGCTGCTGCTGACGCAGTCCAAGCTTTCCGACGCCCACGACAAGCTGACGGAAAAGGTTGAACAGCTTTCAACCCGCAATACCGATCTGGAGCAGCGCCTTGCAACGCGCCGTGGTGGCGGTCAGGACGAGCCGAAATCCCTCGGCCAGATGGTGGCGGAACACAATAGCGTCAAGCAGTTCGTTGAAAACGGCTCCAAGGGCGCCGTTGTCGTCACGCTCAATAACGCTATCACCACCTCGACCGGCTCGGCCGGCGCGCTGGTGACGCCGCAGCGTGACACGGAAATTGTCGGCCTGCCTCGCCGCCAGCTTTTCATTCGTCAGCTCTTGCAGCAGGGTCGCACCACGCAAAACAGCGTTGAATACGCGCGTTTGAAGCAGCGCGTTCTTGCGGCCGCCGCTGTAGCGGAGGGCCAGATGAAGCCGGAATCCAATCTGGTTTATGAGCCGGCCGACGCGAATGTGCGCACTATTGCTCACTGGATTCCTGTCTCCCGACAGGCGATGGACGATATCCCGCAGCTTCAGAGCGAGATTGATGGCGAGCTGCGCTATGGCCTCGATTTTGTCGAGGAAGCGCAGATCCTCAAGGGCGATGGCACGGGTCAGAACCTTCATGGTCTGGTTCCGCAGGCAACCGCGTTCGTTGCCCCTGTTGGCATCACCATCGAAAGCAAGAACAAGGTCGATGTCCTTCGCCTTGCTATCCTTCAGGCATCGCTTGCCGAGTACCCGGCTGACGGCATCGTTCTCAATCCCGTCGATTGGGCCGATATCGAACTGATGAAGGACGGCGAAAAGCGCTACCTGTTCGCCTCCATCGTCCAGATGATGGGGCCGCAGCTCTGGGGCCGCCCTGTCGTTTCCACTGCCGCAATGGATCAGGACGATTTCCTTGTCGGCGCTTTCGGCATGGCCGCCAAGGTTTGGGACCGCATGGATACCGAAGTCGCTATTTCCTCGGAAGACCGCGACAACTTCGTGAAGAACATGCTGACCGTCCGCGCGGAAAAGCGCCTGGCACTCGCCGTCAAGCGTCCGGGCGCTCTGGTGACGGGCGACTTCACGACCGCACTTGCAGCCTGATTGCATCGGCTCACGAAGGCGGGCGGCTTTGGCCGCCCGCTCTGTGAACCGATGGAGAAGAACCATGAAACTGAAAGCAGTACGCAGTAGCTTTGGAAAATACGGTAATGTTCGCCGTGACGATCTTATCGAGCCTGAAGACAAGTCAGAAGCTAAGGCCCTTGTCGCATCTGGCCTTTACGTCGAATACGACGAAAAAGCCGAAAGGCAGGCCAAAGAAGAACGCGAGGCAAAAGCGCTCGCAGACGCCGAAGCGGCCAAGGCAGCCGAGGCGGAAAACCAGAAAGCCGGGCGCGCGCTGGCCGACAAGTTGGACGAGCTGACGGCCGAAAACGCCACGCTCGTGCAAACCGTTGCGGATCGTGACGCCACAATCGCCGATCTGCGTACGCAGCTCGATAAGCAGGCCGAAGAACTGGGGAAAATCCCCGGTCTCGAAAACGCCATCAAGGCAAAAGACGCCGCCATCGCCATTTTTGAACAGCAGCTTTCTGCGCTCGACAGCAAGGATGGCGTGACGCCTGCGGATGATGGTTCGAGCAACGAAACCGGCAAGAAATCAGCCGGCAAGAAGGACGGCAAATAATGAACCCTGATATCCGTGTCGTGGAAAAGCCGGAACCGATTGTGTCGCTCGATGACGCTCGCCGGCATCTGGCCGATTTGCCGGAAGAAGATGAGCCTTTTGTTGAGGGCCTTATCCTTGCGGCCACGACATGGATTGATGGTCCGACTGGTTGGCTCGGCCGCGCCCTCGGCATCCAGACGCTGGAATTAGCCGTGCAGGACTTCCATTCAAGCGAGTGCGGCGGCATTCCATTGCCGTTTCCGCCAGTGCTTGC